TTCGTAGGAAAACACACGGTTAACCGTGTCAGGTTAGCTACCTGCCAAGCACTCTTAGTGTCGAAGACCAAACCAAGCTAATGTCTGTAAACTTATCGCTCCCCCTTCTCATTACTTTGAAAGAGGAGGGACAGAAACAGGACCAGTAATGGTTAACTGAAATAACTATAATTTATAATCATGAAAATGAATTTCAAGCTATTAATTAAAGTTATTCAGTGAATCCTTCTAACTTTTAAGTTAGAAGGTTCCATACCTGTACAAAGCTTGGTGTCACTGGTAGAGCGTCAAGAATTGGTTGCCAAAAGTAATGGTATGGAAGGTCTTATTGCTTATAATAAAGCTTTAAGATCTAACTTACTTAATTACTTATCTGGAAATCCAACTCGAGACCCTCTAGCTGCTTGTACCCATGATGGTATACCAAGAGCTTTAGGATCTATGATACCCTTGATACGGGGTAATTCCTACTTAGCAATAAGTATGGTATTAACCGTATTGATGAGTACGAGATCTCTAAAGTTAAAAGCCAATCCAGATATAGAATCAATAGTAGCTCCCTTTAAAGGGGACCTCTCTAATGTTTCTATGTTTGCGACTGACTTTTGACGTGCTCTGGGTTACCGTCCCCAAGTCAGAACTTATGGATTATATGCAGATTTAGCACAATATAGAACAAAGAAAGGTCCTAATGGACATTCTTTATCTACAAGTGTTATTGATGCAAATAACCTTCCTCAAAGTCTACTTACTAGTTTAAAATTAGTAGGTGGACCGTTCTTACACGAAAGTGTGGAACATTTGAGAAACAAGTTCTTCCTTAATTACTTTCTTTCAAGGTATATGCCTATAGTAGGAGGTAAATCTTTTCGAAGATTATCTTATTTTCCTGACAAGGAAGGTAAGACAAGAGTTATCGGAATTCTTGACTGATGAAGTCAATTAGCCCTTAAACCTTTACACACCTACTTAGCAAATACTTTGAAGAAAGTGAGACAGGATTGTACACTCGATCAAATGAAATTTAAGAAGTTACTAAGTAATTGTGAGATTTACTATAGTGTCGACCTTTCGGCCGCCACTGATAGATTTCCCATTGAATTAATTAGTAGAGTTCTTAAAGCTCAATTGCCACATTCC